CGGGCAGGCACGGCCGATGCGGCGTCGAGTGCGCCATCGGAGATGATCAGGACCCCGAAATGACAGAAGCCGCCGTCAAGACCGACACCCAGGCCCCGAATTTCGCCGAGACATTCCTGAGCTTCCTGATGGGTGGCGCGTCGAAGCCTGCCGCCGCCGCCGCTACAGGCGACACGGCGGCGGTAAGCAAAGCCGACTTCGATAAGCTGACCGGCGACGTGGCGAGACTCACCGAAGCGATGACGAAGATCGCCAAGCGCATCACCGGCGACGCCGAGAAAGACGAGTGGGGCGAAGATCCCGACGACAAGAGCGACGAGGCCGAAGGCCGCCGCAAGAAGGCCAAGGCGAAGAAAGACGACGACGGCGCGAAGACCGGGGACGTCGGCGTGCAGCTCGCGACGCTCCTGAGCCGCGCCGAAATCCTCGCGCCGGGTACGAAATTCCAGACGTTCGACGCCGCCGCCGCGACGGGAGCTGCCGTCGCGGACCACATCTGCGCCTGTCAGCGCCAGGTTCTCACGTCGGCATGGGCGCAGCCGAAGACGCGCGAGTCGGTCAAGCCGTTCGTCACCAGCGACGCGCCCGACTTCGCCAATCTGGATCCGAGGGCGATCGAGATCGCTTTCATGGGCGCGAGCGAGGTCGTGCGGCAACTCAACAACGCCGCTGTAGCGCTCGCCAGCGCCGGCGCCCCGCGCCAGGCGACAGGCGATGACGGCCGATATCGCGCCGGCTCGACGGCGGCGATGGCCGAAGACTTCAACCGCGCCGCCGCCGAGGGATGGGCAGCGCGCGGCGGTCTGACGAAAAACTGAGCGAGCACCCACAAGGGAAACGATCGACAATGAACGCTTTCGGTAAGATCGGCCTTCTGATGGGCGCGGCGCGCGCTGCGCTGTCGCGTGGCTCGATCACGCGCGGCTGGATGACGAGCGATATCTCTTTCACCTACCGCATGCCCGCCGGCATCCCCGGTGCCGTCTCGCGTATCGAAGCCTTCATCGGCGATTCGGTGGTGATCGACGCGACGGCCGCGCTGACGGCGCCGATTCGCTACGGCTTCCCGATCAAGACGTCGGCGGCCGGCTTTATGCAGGCGCTCGTGAGCGGCGATCTGCCGAACCTGATCACCGGCTTCGCGGTGCGCGCCTACCCCGCCGGCGGCCCGGTCAACGACGCGCTCGGCACGTCGACGGCTCTGACGAGCGGCCTGATCACGCGGATGCGCAAGGGCTTCATGACCACGACGCTGAGCCTGGGCACGGCGGCGAAGGATGCGCCGGTCTTCTATCGCACGACGGCGAACGGCGCCGGCAAGGCGGTAGGGCAGATCGAGGCCGCCGCCGAGTGGGGCACGACTGTCGCGGCGGCAGGCGCCGGCGGCGGCGGCTCGAACACCGGCAACGGCACGCTGACGGCCGTCGTCATGGGCCCGAAGGCGAACGTCGGCGCCTATACGCTCAAATTCCTGACGGCGACGACGTTCACTCTCGTCGATCCCAACGGCGTCGAGCTGGCGAACGGCGCGGCGCTCGGCGCCTACAGCGACGCGCAGATCGCCTTCACCACGACGGCGGGAGGCACCGCGTTCGTCGCCGGCGACGGCTTCACTGTCACGACGGTCGAAAACGCCGGAGCGATCCCAGGCGCGGTCTTCACCGGCCCGGCCGATGCTGTCGGCAACGTCGAGATTTCCTACAACAACTAGAGCCGCGTCACGGAGTTCTGATCCAATGCTGAAACTGCCGAGCCGCAAGCTCCTGATCGGCGCGATGGCTGGGGTGATGAGCCTACAGGCCGCCGCCGCATCGGCGTTCGCGCACGCCTACGAGCGAGGCAAGGCGCGTGGTCGCTTCACGCCCGACTGCTTTACGACCGACGAGATGTTCACGATCGACAGCGCGATCGCGCAGGCATATCCCGGCTGCGGGGTCACCGGCGACTCGTCCGGTGTCTTCCTCGTCAGCGAGCTGGAGCGTCTCGACCGCACGCTCAACGCGCCGCTCTACAGTACGACATGGTCGCGCGATATCATCCTGCGCACAGACGTTTCGCTCGGCGATGAGATCGCGTCTTGGACGCTGACCAACTATGCGTCGCCCGGCCTGGGCGGCGGCCTCTATCCGAGCGGCGTCAACTGGGCGGCGAGCAACGCCAACGCCAACCCGGGCCCCGCCGTCGACATCGGTCGCTATCCGCAGCCTCTCTATCCGTGGGTGAGCGAGCTGAGCTGGACTGTCTTCGATCTCGCGAAGTCGATGATCCTCGGCATCCCGATCGACGTCGAGAAGTACGAAGCCATGAACACGAAGTGGGACATGGACGTCGATCAGGTGGTTTACACCGGCGAGGCGGCTTTCGGGCAGTACGGCTTCATGAATTCCCCGTCGATCACGGCGACGGCTGTCGCCAACGGCGGCTCGGGAACGGCCTGGACGACGAAGACGCCGCAACAGATCCTCGCCGATCTGAACACGGCGCTGAACACGACCTGGGCGGCGAGCGGCTACAAGGTCATGCCGAGCGAGGTTCGCCTGCCTCCGGCCAATTTCACTTACATCAACGGCACGGTCATGAGTGTCGCCGGCACCACCGGCGGGTCGTCGATCCTGCGCTTCCTGCGAGAGAACAACGCCAGCGAGGCGATCAGCGGCAAGCCGCTGAACATCCAGCCGCTGAAGTGGGCGATCGGCGCCGGCGCCGGCGCGACGAACCGGATGGTGGTGTACGAGAGGGACGCGAAGTTCATCCGCTATCCGATGGTGCCGCGCCAGCGCACGCCGCTGGAGCTGCGCTCGATCTTCCAGGCGGTCACCTATTACGCGAAGCTCGGCTTCGTCGAATGGCGCTACCCCGAGACCGCGTCTTATTGGGACGGCATCTGAGTTAAACCAGAGAGCGCCCCGGCGTCTGACGTCGGCGCCGGGGCCACGCATCGCTGGTCATTTAGGAGAACGGAACATGCGCGCAGCGCTGCGCTTCGGTATCTGCCGCGACGACGGCTCGCACGTCACCTATGAGAAAAATCAGGTGATCGAGCCGCGGGACGAAGACCATTGGTTCACGAAGGCGGTCCACGAAGATCACCGCGAGCCCGGCGAGCCAATCCCAGCCGCGCCGACGCACACCGGCGCCGATGGCGCGGGGAGGGTAAGCAGCGCCGAGCTGATGCAGGACGAGGCGAGAGCGCGCGGCTTCTCCGGCGCCGTGAGGCCAGAGCCGCAGGCCGGCGCGATAGAGCCGGCCAAGGGAGCGTCAGACGCATCGAAGGCCGGCGCAGCCGCGGCCGCCGCTGGCCGCGCCGCCGCCCAGGCTCGACGCCCCGCCTAGCGAAGCACGCTCGCGCGGGTGTAGGGTCCGCCAATGGACCTTCCGACCTGGCGCTCGACATTTCCCGAATTCGGCGACGTCAGCGCCTACCCTTCGGCGCAGGTGAGCTTCTATCTCGGCATCGCGACGATCCGCCTGAACGCCGCCCTTTGGGGCGAGCTGTTCGATTACGGGATGGGCCTCTACACGGCTCACTGCATGGCGCTCGCGCGCCGTCGCGGCGTCTCGGCGGCTCGGGGGCTCATCCCTGGCGTCGCGACCGGGCTGGTGACGGCTAAGAGCGTCGCCGACGTCAGCCAGAGCTTCGATGTCGAGGTCGGTACGATCGAGGGCGCCGGCAACTACAATCTGACCGACTATGGAACGGAGTTCTATGAGCTGATGCAGATCGTCGGCATGGGCGCGATCCAGCTCGGCGGCTGCGCTGCGCTGCCCGGGCCGCTCATCGGCGGCTATCTTGGGCTGGTCGGCTATCTCTGAATGGCCGTCACGATCGTCAAAGACCGGCTGAAAGAGGTTCAGGCGACGATCAAGGCGCTGGCGGCCAAGCGCGTGCTCGTCGGCATCCCCGGCGACATGGATACGCGAAAGCGCGAGCCTGGAGAGAAGGGCGAGCCGATCGGCAACGCGGCGCTCGGCTATATCCAGGACCGCGGTTCGCCGGCGGCCAATATTCCGGCTAGGCCGTTCCTGATGCCCGGCGTACAGTCGGTGCGCGCGGAGATCGCCGGCCGCTTCGAAGGCGCGGCGCGAGGCGCACTTGCGGGCAAAAGCGCGAATATCGAACAGACGCTCAACGCCGTCGGACTGATCGCATCGAGCGCGGTCAAGAAGGTCTTCGATGCCCAAGGGCCCGGCTGGGAGCCGCTGAAGCCCGGCACTCTGGCCGGCCGGAAGCGTCGCGGTCGCACCGGGACGAAGATTTTGCTCGATACGGGGCAGTTGAGGAATTCGATTACCTACGTCGCGCGCGACGCCTCTGACGCCAAGGCGTCGCCGTGACGATCGACGTCAGCGATAACCTGATCGATCCAGACTTCGCGATTCCGATGCTCGTTCAGCGGCGGATCGAAGTCGTCGGCAACGACGGGCTCGCCGTGATCACGCCGACCGTGGTGCGCCCCTGGCCGTTCGGCGTCGTCGTGCCGAAGGACTCGGCGATCGGCGGCAACGAGCTGACGCGATCGCCAGAAGCCGACTATCGCGGCGCGGCGCTCGTCGTACGATCGACGTTCGCCTTTCGCAGCGCCGCCGAGACGATCAACGGCGTCAGCTACAAGCCCGACGTGCTATGGTTTCGAAACGATCCTTACCTCTGCACGCTGGTGAACAATTATCTCGATTGGGGCGCGGGGTGGATCGAGGCCGAATTCATCAGCATGGATTCGATCGACGCGCCCCCCGACGAGAGACCCGACTATGGCATCTGACGCGCGCCTAGAGAGCCGCCTGAGCCCATCGAGCGCCTGGAACGATAGAGCGCCTAGCCTGGCGCGCCGTCTGGCGATCGGAGCCCGATCACGATTGGCGCGCTCACCTGGACGTCGCGCCACATGACCGGCAACGACAGCTCTACCGGCGGCTACCTCGCCCCATCGCCGCCACCGATCACCGATGACGTGTCGCTCGAGGTCTTCTTGCAGGCGATCGTCGTCGCGATCACGAGCCTGCCGGGAAACATGGTGCGACCGCGTTGGCAGCCCGAGCCGCCGAACCTCCCGGACTACGGGACCGACTGGTGCGCGATCGGCATCACCAACTCGACGCCCGATACCTTCGCCTACGAGGACGACACCAACGTCGGCGCCGAGCAGGGCGGCGCCGAGTTTCAGCGTAACGAGGTCTTCGATCTCGATTGTTCGTTCTATGGCCCCAACGACGACGGCTTCGCCGACACGCTGCGCGATGGCCTGGCGGTGGCGCAGAACCGCGAAGTGCTGTTCCTGAACGCGATGGGACTCGTCGGCGTCGGCGAGCGCGTGCGAGGCTCTGAGCTCATCAAGGGAAGGTGGTTGCGGCGCGCCGACCTTACAGTTACCTTCCGCCGTCAAATTCGACGCACCTATCAGGTGTTGAGCTTCCTATCGTCGGCAGGCGCCGTCTCTGACGGGACGCACAGCTCGCCGTTCGAAGCAGCGGCGGAGTAGAAATGGGCGCTGGTCTCTCTGTCTCTGACGTCATCAGCGTCACCGTCAATCTCTCGCCGCCGGGCGCTCAGTTCGCCAACCTCGACACCGCCGTCATCATCGGCGACTCGCCCATTATCGACACCGGCAGCCGGCTGCGCACCTATGCGACGCTTGCCGAAGTCGCCGCCGACTTCGGCACGAGCGCGCCAGAGTACGCCGGCGCGGCGCTTTTTTTCGCTCAAAACCCCACGCCGCAACAGCTCTATATCGGCCGATGGGCGGCGGAGCCGACGAACGGCCTGCTCATCGGCGGCACGCTCTCGGCGCCTGCGCAGATCATCGGTGACTGGACGTCGATTACCGCCGGCGCGTTCAAGATCCAGGTCGACGCAGCCGCATCGCCCGTCGAGGTGGGGCCGATCAATTTCTCCGGCGCGACGACATTCCCAGGCATCGCCGCGCTCGTCTCGACGGCGCTGACGACGGCCTCCGTAGGCGCGACGTGCACATACGACGCGCTGCGTACACGCTTCATCTTCACGTCGGCGACGACGGGGGCCGCGTCGAAGGTAAAGGCGCTGACGACTCCCAGCAGCGGGACGGATATTTCGTCGTACATCGGCGGCTCTGTCGCCGGCGGCGGCGATGAAGTCGACGGGCTCGCCGGCGAGTCGGCGCTCGCGGCCGTCGAGGCGATCGACGCGCTGCCGACGTCTGTCTATGGGATGACGTTCGCGACGACTTCGGCGCTCGCCAACTCGGATCACGAGGCGATCGCGGCCTATATCCAGGCCAATTCGAAGCCTCACATCTACGGGATTTCGACGGCCGATCCAGCCGCGACCAACCCTGGGCTCTCCACCGATATCGGCTCGATCCTCATGGGGCTCGGCTACACCCGCACCTTCCTGCAGTACTCCAGTCTCACGTCATGGGCCGCGTGCTCGATCTTCGGCCGCACGGTCACGGTCAACTTCCAGGGCTCGAACACGACGATCACGCTGGCGTTCCAGACCGAGCCGGGCATTGTCGCCGAGACGCTGACAGAGACGCAGGCGGCGGCGCTCAACGCCAAGCGCTACAATTACTTCGCCAACTTCAACAACGGCACCGCGATCCTGATGAATGGCTGGTGCGCCGGGCCGGCCTATATCGACGAAATCTTCGGCCTCGACTGGCTGGCGAACGAAGTGCAGGTCGATCTCTTCAACTTCCTGGCGACGGTCGGCACGAAAGTGCCTCAGACGGACGCGGGCAACAATGCTCTCGCTTGCGAGGCCGAGGGCGCGCTCGAACAAGGCGTCGACAACGGTCTGATAGCGCCGGGGTATTGGAACAGCGGCGGCTTCGGTGCGCTCAACCCTGGCGATTTCATGCCCAAGGGCTGGTACGTCTATCCGAATCCGATGGCGACGCAGGCCGCCGCCGTACGCGCCACGCGCGCCGCGCCGCCGCTTCAGATCGCCGTCAAGCTCGCCGGCGCGATCCAGAGTGCCGACGCGCTGATCAACGTGAATAGGTAGGCCGATGGGCACTTACAGCTTCCTTGACGTTCAGGCGACGCTCAGCGGCCCCGGCGGCTCGATCAATCTCGGCAACGGCGCGGCGGCGGCCGACGAAGGGATCACCGTCGAATTCGACGAAGACCGGGACACGATGACGACTGGCGCCGACGGTACGCCGATGCACTCGCTGCACGCCAGCAAGGCCGGCAAGATGACGGTGCGGCTGTTGAAGACGTCGCCGGTCAACGCGCAGCTCTCGCAGATGGCGGCGGTTCAGTTTTCGAGCGCCGCCCTGCACGGTGCCAACACCTTGACGGTCAACGACACGTCGCGCGGCGATAACGTGAGCGGGCGGCAGGTCGCGTTCGCCAAACATTCGCCGGTGACGTACGCCAAGGACGCCGGCATGAACGAATGGCCGTTCAACATCGGCGTGCTGGACATCACGCTCGGCGCCGGGATTCAGATCGCCACCGCATGATCGACGTCGAGATCAACGGCTCGGCCTATCAGGTGGGCAGGCTCGACGTCTTCGCTCAGTTTCACGTCGCTCGGCTGATGGGCCCACGCATCGGCGCGCTTAGCATGATCGATCTGCCGCCCGAGGCCGCCGGCGCTCGTGTCGGCTCGGTACTGACGGCCGTCATGGGCTCGATGAGCCGTGAAGACAGCGATTTCGTCGTTAACGCCTGCCTCGCCGTCGTCAAGAAGCGCCAGGGCCAGGCGCTCTCCCCCATCACCGCACCGAACGGGGCGATAATGTTTCAGGATATGGATCTCGACGAGTTGATGCAGATCGTCGCGAAGGTGCTCGAGGTCGCGAAACTCCCCGATTTTTTTCGCGCCGACTCCCCAAACTCGGGCGACGCGCCGAAATAGGCGTCGATCTCGTCGGCCTGCCTAGCGGCGAAGACTGGCTGTTGCGGCCCGTCATGCGCGGCAAGCTGATGTTCGAAAGCCTGAAAAACGGCACCCTCGATCTTGTGGACGTCGCGCTTTTGAACGACGCTCTCGACTGCTCAGACGAGAACGATCGCCGCGTCGCGGCCGAGCTGGAGGCGCAGAAGCGCAATGGCTGACGACACCGCGGTCATCAAAGAATTCCTCGTTTCGCTCGGCTTCGCGATCAAAGAGGGCGACTGGAAGAAATTCACCGACGCCGTAAATCGCGCGAACAAGCCCGTCGCCGACGCCGACAAGCGCTTCGCCTCTCTGACGAAGACGATCGAGGGCCTGAAGAATTTCGTCGGCGCCGCCGCAACGCTAGGGGGGCTCGATCGCTTCGTCGTCGCCGTCGACAAGGTCGCGACGAACCTCGACAACCTCTACTGGCAGTCGATCAGGACATCGACGAGCGCGCAGAATCTAAAGGCCCTCGGCTATTCGATGGGCCAGACCGGCTCGTCGGCGCAGGCGGCGGCGCAGGCGATCGAGGCGTTCACCTATGCGCAGAAGGCGAACCCCGGCCTTACGGGCCTACTCGCCGGCTTTGGGATACAGACCCATACGGTGAGCGGCGCGCTGCGCGATCAGAGCGCCGTCATGCTCGACTTTTTCGCCAAGCTGAAGTCGATGCCCGAGTACCTGGCGATCCGCTACGCCGCGCTTTTCGGCATCGGCGATATCAAGACGATCGAGTCGCTGATGCGAAATCAGAAGCGATTCGGCGATCAACATAAGGCGTTCGCGCGCTCGATCGGCCTCGACATGGAAACGGCGACGCGCCAGGCGAACGACTTCAAGACAGCCGAGGGCGAGCTGTTCGGTGATCTCGATCTGCTCGTGCTCAAGGGGGGCGCCAGCCTCATCGCGTGGCTGGAGGACGTCGGCAACGCGAACGGCGGTCAGCTCGGCCAGCTCGCGTCGGATATGCAGGCGCTCAGCGCCGCGTTCAGATCGCTCGGCGACGCCTTCGGCCTCGAAGGCAAGACCATCAGCGGCGCGATCGCCGCGGGCTTTCGCGGCGCGCTCGCCTTTCTCGACGAGTTGCTGAAGCAGATCACCCACACGGCGCTTGCGCTTTCGGCGCTGCGCAAGGGCGATTGGGCCGGCGCCGCCAAAGAGGCCGGGCTTGCTGTCTCGACGAGTCCGCTAGGCACGCTCGCCAAGTATGCGACGGGGCGCCTTCCTGGGCAGACGGGGTTCGTCGGCGCGCAACCGCTGCCCACGGCGCGCCCGGGGCCGGCGGGAACGGTCGCGGGGCCGAGCGCTCCCGCCGCGCATGGTCTGACAGATCCTCTAGGCACCGTCAGCCAGCGCGGCTCGGCGATCCTGCGCCTCTTGACGGGCTATGGAGTCAGCCTGGAGCGTGCGCGAGGTATCGTCGCCGGCATGTTCGCTGAGAACAACACGCTCGACCCAAATCGCCGCAACTCGATCAGCGCCGGCAAGTCGCACGCCTATGGCCTGGGCCAGTGGCTCGGCGCGGGACAACGCGAATTCGCCAGCGTCTTCGGCCACGATATCCACAAGTCGAACCTCGGCGAGCAGATCGCCTTCATGATGTACCAGTGGCAGAAGGGCAGCGAGCGTCCCGCCGGCGGGATGATCTTGGGCGCGGCGAGCGCCGGCGACGCGATGACGGCGTATCTCGCCAACTACATGCGGCCGGGGACAGGGCTCGGCGGCGATCTCGATCGAGGTGGTCGCGCGCTCACCTCGCAGCCGATCTTGATCAGCCAGAAGACCGAGATCCACATTCACGGCGTTAGCGACGCGAAAGCCGCCGGCGCGTACGTCGCCGACCAACAGACGGCCGTGAACGCGCGCCTGGCGCGAAACTTCAAATCGGCCGTGCAATGATCGAGACGATCACGATCTCAGCTCAGCGCTCGATCGGCTCGATCGTCATGGACGTCACGGTGCGCGAAAGTGGCGTCGACGAGCTGACGATCACTCAGCACCCCGTCGAGCAGGGTGCGCAGATCACCGACCACGCCTACAAGAATCCGGCGCAGCTCTCGATCGAGTGCGCCGCGTCGAATTCGAGCGGCGCTGCCGGCGGCGACCCGACTTATGTCCAGGACAAGTACAACGCCCTGCTCGCGCTTCAGCTCAGCCGACAGCCTTTCACGATCGTCACCGGCAAGCGCACTTATCAGAACATGCTCTTTCGCACGTTGGCGATCACGACTGAGGAGACGAGCGAAAACGCGCTGATAGTCTCGGCGAGTTTCCAAGAGATCATTATCGTGTCGACGTCCTCGACGAGCCTACCGGCGACGGCGAATCAGGCGACACCGGCGGCGACGCAGGCGACGGCGCAGCAAGGTACGGTTCAACCTGTCCCCGCGACGCTGCCGACCGGCTCGGGGCCGGCGGCGGCGGTCCAGGCGAGCCTGGCGCTTCTATGAGCGCGACGTTCATTATCCCGCTTGCAGCGCCCCCTCAGGCGTTCACCTGCTCGCTCAACGGCGTGACCTATCGGCTGACGGTGATTTGGCGCAATGCGGCGCCCGGCTGGTTTCTCGATATCGCCGACGATCAGGGCGATCTCATCGTCGGCGGTATCCCGCTCGTGACCGGCGCCGATCTGCTCGCGCAATACGAATATCTGGGCATCGGCGGGCAGCTCGTCGTCGCGTCATCGAGCGACGTCGACGCGCCACCGACTTTTGCTGGTCTCGGCACGGCGACGCTGCTCTATTACGTCGCGCCGTGAATTCGCTGGACTTGCATGGGCGCGAAAGGGAAACTCGTAAAATGAACGATCATCTCAGCGCTCGCGCGCAAGTGTCGGCCAAGATGCGAACCGGCGCCGGGCTCGGCGAGTACGTCAGGATTAAGGGCCTCTATCGCTGGCAGCTCCGCGCACGCGCCGGCGGCAGGATCATCCGGGCCGGCGAGTTCGACAACGTCGTCACCTATGTCGGTCAGAATCAGCTTCTGGCCGCCGCGCTCCAGGGGGCGGCCTATAGCGTGACCGGGCCCTACATGGGCCTGATCTCATCGGTGAGCTACAGCGCGGTGGCGGTCGGCGATACGATGGCCTCCCATGCTGGATGGCTGGAGGCCAACGCGACCAACGCGCCGCCCTACGGGACCACGCGGCCGACGATCGCCTTCAGCGCCCCATCGGCAGGAGCAATCGCCAGCTCGGCCGCCGGGGCTTTCACCTTCACCGGCTCCGGGACTGTCGAAGGCGCGTTCCTGGTCTTCGGGGCCGCCGCCACGTCGTCGAACACCGGCACGGTCGGGACGCTGCTGTCGGCCGGGGCCTTCGGAACCGGCCAGCCGGTCATAAGTGGCAACGTGCTGAGTGTCAGTTATTCCCTGACGCTGTAAAGGGGGGGCGGGCCCAGGCCCAGGCCTCTAGATGACCACCGTCCTTCTGACGACCACCGGCGCGGGGACCTGGACCCCTCCGGCCGGGGTCACAGTAATCCAGACCATGTACGCCATGGGTGCGGCGGGCAACGGCGCGGCGGGCTCGTCGCTGACCGGCGGCGGCGGGGGCGGGTCGGGGCGCCTTATGTCGGCGAGCAACCTGACGGTCACGCCAGGAACGCCTGTAAACCTCCAGGTCGGGATCGGCGGGGGGACCACGGGGTCCAGCGGCACCGGCGCGACTTGGTTCAACGGAACCCAAGTCACCGGATCGACGGTCGGCGCCGGGGGCGCGGCATCAGGGACGGCCGCAGGCGTAGGCGGCGCGGGTAGCGGAAACGCTGCTGGCACTCTGGTCACCAACCCGTCCACCGGTGGGGCCGGCGGGTCGGCAAAGGGCGGCGGCGGCGGCGCGGCTAACGGGGGTACTCCCAACGCGGGCACGGCAACCGCCGGGGGCGCCGGCGCCAACGCGGCCAGCGGCGGCGGCGTGGGAGGGGCCGGAGGTACGACGACCACCGCTGCGGTCGCCGGGACCGCCGGGACTGAGCTTCCTGGAGGGATCGGGCGCGGGGGCGGTGGCGGCGGTGGGTCGCTCACCGTAGGCGACACCTCGGGGGCCAACGGCGCCCTCTACGGCGGCGGAGGCGGCGGAGGCTACGATGGCGCCGCCGGGGGCCTGGGCGGCCATGGCTTCATCATCCTTGTCTACTACGACGCGCTCGTAGCGGAATCGGTCACCGCGACCGATGCTCTGACGGCGCTGCTCGCGGCTGCGGCTACCGTAGCCGAGCTGATCACCGCCGCCGACGCGCCGACGGCGTCGCTCGCGGCCACGGCCACCGACAGCGAGTCCGTCAGCGCGACCGACGCCCTCACCCCGATGGCCCTGGCGAGCGAGGTTGAGAGCACGTCGGCGACCGATGCTCTGGTGAGCGCGATGGCCGCCCCGGCGGTGATCGCCGAGATGGCATCGGCCACGGACGGATATGGCGGCGCGCTCGCGGCAGCGGCCACCGAAGCCGAGAGCGCCGCCGCGACCGACGCCCTCGCCGCACTGGCGATCTTCGGGATATCGATTGGAGAAGACGTCCCGGCGACCGACGCCCTTACAGCGTCGCTGCTCAGTTACCTCACAGCCTCGATCGCCGAGAGCTGCTCGGCTGGTGACGGCTATACCACAACCATATCGCCGCCGACTCCTCCACCGTCGCCGCCGTCGCCGCCGCTCCCGCCGTTCCCGCCGCCCCTATCCACGTCGGAGGGGGTGTCCACATCTGCTAGTTCCAGGGGCCAAGAGTACCTTCGAACGTGGTCCCTCGTCGTGTCCGGCGCGAGTGATGCTGTCGATCTTTCGCCGCTACGCATCAAGTTCACGGTCAAGCAGATGGACAATCAGTCGCCGAATTACGCGACGATCCGCGTCTACAACCCATCGGCGTCGACCGTCGCCAAGGTCGCCGAATTCACGTCGGTGACGCTACAGGCCGGGTATCAGGGCGGGCCGCTCGGCGTGATCTTCCAGGGCACCGTCAAGCAGTTTCGGCGCGGGCGAGAAAGCCCGACTGACACATATCTCGAATTCATGGCCGCCGATGGCGATCCCGGCATCAACTTCGCCGTCCTCAATCAAAGCTTGGCGGCCGGCTCGACGCCAGCGCAACAGCTCAGCGCGGCGCAACAGGCGCTCGCCGCCTATGGCGTGAAGGCGGGATCGACGCCGGCAGGGCTCGGCACGACGGCGCTACCTCGAGGCAAGGTGCTGTTCGGCATGGCGCGCGACAAGCTGCGATTTTTCGCGGCTTCGCAGGGGATGACCTGGAGCGTTCAGAATGGGACGCTGACGCTGATCCCCCTGCAAGGCTTCCTGCCCGGCGCCGCGCCGGTGCTCTGCAACTCGACGACGGGCATGATCGGAATGCCCGAGCAGACGCCAACGGGGATCAAGGTGAGGATGCTGATCAACCCGCAACTCGCGATCGGCTCGCGCCTTCAGATCAACCAAGGCGACATTCAGCAAGGCGTTCAGGATCCGCAATTCACGGCGCTGCCGCTGAGCCAGGTCGATCCAGGCATCGCCGCGAACGATGGCGTGTATCGAATCTATGTGATCGAGTACACCGGCGACACCAGGGGCAACGATTGGTATGCCGACATCATCACTCTAGCGATCGATCCGACCATCTCGCAGGGCCTTCAGCCAGAGTACATCAACCGCCTTCTAGGACCGCCGCAATAGAATGGTCGATCGAAGGGAGTACCTGGACGAGACCGAAGAGGCGGTTCGCATGGCGCTCGACGAGCGCCTCAAAGAGGTCTGGACGGCGATGCCGGGGATCGTTCAGAGCTTCAACGCGACGGCGATGACGTGCGTCGTCCAGCCGGCGATCAAGGCGAAGGTCACGAATTTCGATCGCACGACGAAGCTCGTCGCGCTGCCGCTCTGCCTCGATTGCCCGGTGATGTTCCCTGGCGGGGGCGGCGTGACCCTCACCTTCCCCGTCAAGAGGGGCGATGAATGCCTGCTCGTCTTCGCCAAGAGCTGCATCGACGCCTGGTGGCAGCAAGGCGGCGTTCAGCCGGCGGCCGAATATCGCATGCACGATCTGAGCGACGGCTTCGCCCTCGTCGGCGTGCGCTCGAAAGTGCGCGCGCTCAGCGCTGTCTCGATGACGCTCGCGCAGCTTCGCACCGACGACGGCTTGACCTTTGTCAGTCTCGATCCGACCGGGCAAATTGTGAACATCACCGCGCCGGGTGGTATCGTGCTCGATGGGCCGGTCGCCGTCACCGGGCCGATCGTGGCGACGGGTACGATCAGCTCGGCGCTCGGGCTCTATGTCGACGGCGTTGAGGTGACAATCCCATGAGAGTACGCGCGCAGACGCCGAGCGGGGATATGACCTTCGGGGCGAACGGCGCGAATTTTCTCGTCAATTCGCCCGCGGCTGTCGCGCAGATCGTCTTGACGCGGCTGAAGCTGCTCGCCGGCGAGTGGTTCCTAGACGTGACGGCGGGGATGCCGTGGAAGGGCCAGGTAATCGGCGCCCACACCCAATCGACGCGCGACGAGGCGATCAAGAGCTGCATCCTGGGCACGCAAGGCGTCACGGCGATCGCGGCGGGCACCTATTCGAGCACCGTCAGCGGCCGAAATCTTCAGGTGGCCGCGACGCTCGTGACGGCATACGGTGCGATCCCCTTCGCGGCGGTGCTGTAGATGACAATCCTCGCGACGCTGGCTTGCACGATCGGCCCCAACGGGATCACCGCGCCGACGTACGACCAGATCATCGGCAGTCTCGTCAGCTCATATCAGGCCGTCTATGGCGCGGACGTCTCGATCGATCCGTCGACGCAAGACTATGAAATGCTGGCGATCTTCGCCGCCGCGATCAATGACTGCAACGCGGCGACGATCGCGACCTACAACGAATTCTCGCCGGCGACGGCGGTAGGCGTGGGGCTGTCGAGCGTCGTCAAGATCAACGGGCTGCAACGAGATATCCCGACGAATTCGACGGCCGATCTTCTGCTCGTCGGTACGGCCGGCCTGGTGATCGGAGGCGGACAAGTAGGAGACGACCAGAACCTCGGCACGAGCTGGGCGCTCGATCCCCTGGTGACGATCAGCAACGCCGGCACCGTCGTCACGACGGCGACGTGCACGACGCAGGGCGCGGTGGCGGCGGCGGCGGACACGCTGACGAACATCCTGACGCCGACGAATGGATGGATCTCGGCGAACAACGCGGCGGCGGCGACGCTCGGGGCCCCCGTCGAGAGCGATGCTGCGCTGCGTCGGCGACAGAGCGTGTCGACGAGCCTGCCGGCGCTGACGCCGCTCGCGGCGATCGTCGCCGCAGTCGAAAACGTCGTCGGTGTCGAGAGCGTCGTACCTTACGAAAACGTCACCGGCTCGACCGATTCCAATGGCCTTCCGGCGCACTCGATCTGTCTCGTCGTCGCCGGCGGCGATGCTCAGACGATCGCCAATGCCATCGGCGCGAAAAAGGGGCTCTGCGATACCTACGGCTCGACGAGCGAGACGTATGTGGACCCCGGCGGCGTGAGCGTGACGATCAACTTCCAGCGGCCGGGCGCGACGCGCCTGATCGCGGCGGTGACGATCGCGCCGCTCGCCGGCTACACTTCGACGACGGGCGTAGCGATCCTAGCGGCGATGAGCGCCTATGTCGCGAGCCTGCCGGTGGGCGCGCTTGTCTCGCTCAACGAGTTGACGGCGGTAGCTCTACTGCCTGGGACCGGCCTCGGCTCGACGTACAATATCGCGCCCGGGGAAGTCACTCAGGCCCTCTTCGGCAATAGCTTGCTCGCGCAAGACCTCCAGATGACGTTCGACGAGGAAGCCGATCTCGCCGTGGCCGATATCACCCTGACGATATGAGCGGCGACATCGCGCCATATCTCGGCCTGGTCGCGTCGGAGCACGCGAGCCAGCCCAATTTCATCGCCAGCTTGTCGGCGCTCTTGCAGCCGATCGCCGACGAGATCGAGGTCCTCGATTCGATGCCGGGGCTGTACGATCTCGACGCCGCCGTGGGCGCGCAGCTCGATACAGTCGGCCTGTGGGTGGGGCTGTCTCGATACGTCGAAGTCCCGATCACCGGGGTTTATTTTAGCTTCGATATCTCGGGGCTCGGCTTCGATCAGGGTGTGTGGTTCGGCCCCTATGACGCCGGCGTCGGTGTGCAACGGCTCGACGACGCCACCTATCGCCTGGCGCTGAATGTCCAGATCGCCGCCGACAACTGGGATGGCACGATCGCCGGCGCCTACGCGGCGCTGACGCCGCTGCTCGATCCGTACGGCACGACGCTGACGATCACCGGCGACGTGACGCTGATGACGCTCGCCTTCGGCGGGACCGCGCCCCCGCCGATCATCAAAGCGCTGTTCACCGGGCAGTACATTTCGCTTCGCCCGGCAGGCGTGCCACAGTCGGGGCCGTAAGGAGCGCCAATGCCTATCAACGACTTCCTCCCATTCGCCATCGGCGGCGGCGCGAACGTCAGATCGCAGGCGAGTTATGTCGCCGACCCGACGACAGCCGAGGGCTTCGCTACGGGCGTCGCGCTATCGGCAGACTGCAACAAGGTCTGGCGTCAATCGAGCTTCGTCAGCGCCGCCGTCGCGGCGTTCATGATGAACGTGCTCGGTATCGATATCAGCGATGACGGCGATCTCGCCGAATTCACCACCAACCTGACCGACGCGATCATGCAGTGCGTCCGTGGCGGCGACTACGGGGCCGACACTGGCGCGGTCAACGCGCTGGTGGTGACGCTGAGCCCCGCGCCTACGGCTCTCGTCGTGGGACAGCCGGTGCTGACGAAGGTGGGGAACACCTCGACCGGCGCCGCGACGCTCAACCTGAACGGCTTGGGCGCGGCGCCGATTACCTACAACGGCGCGGCGCTCGGCGCCGGCGCGCTCGTCGCCGGCCGGCTCTATCTGATGTTCTACGACGGGGCGGCGTTCGAGATGGTGTCCGCCCCGAGCGGCGGGAGCGCGTCGCTCCCGACTTTCTTCGCGCAGCATCAGCTCGCGAGCGGCAGTTATGACGCTACGGCCATCATGTCGGCGACGCCGACGCAGCGCGCCCTTAATACGTCCGTCGTGAACACGATCGCCGGCGCGTCGCTGTCGGGCAATCAGGTGTTGGGCTTGCCTGACGGCATATATAATTGCACGGCGACGACGCCGATCGCAGGCGGAGGGCTAGTTACCGCCTGGAAGTCTTGGGTGCGGAATGCGACGACTGGAGCTTATCTGCTTATTAGTCCTAACGGTGGCGTGAATAGTGGGGCTAATACCTTTGCGACACTCACCTTTTCGGGCCAGTTCTCATTGAGTGGTTCGCCACCGGTGGATATCTTTACCTACGCGACCCAAAACGCGACGGGCGGCGACCCAGTAGGTGCGCCGGTCATCGACGAGATTTACAGCTCGATCCTTCTGCAAAAGGTAGGGTGACGGCGCCCCTAAATCGGCATACACCCCTCGCCCTATGAGCGAACGCCGCGAAACGCTGAAGCGTGAGCTCCTAGAGCTGGCGGAGAACATGATGGCCGTTTCGGACAAATTCCAAGCCGCGCTGACGGCGATCATCGAAGCCTATGAGACAGAGCTGGGCAGCGTGAATTCGCAGGTCACGGATCTGCAAACGCAGCTCGACGCCGCGACGCAGGCCGCCTCCGATGTCGACGACGAGGACACCGCCGCGCTCGTCGCCGCGATGCCGACCTTCGCGGGTACTGGAAGCGTCGCCGGCGCCGGCAGCGTTGCTTCGACCGGCTCCGTGTCCACTACGGGCAGCGTCGACAATACCGGCTCGGTGGACAACACCGGCTCAGTCGACGAGAGCGGGAGCGTCGCCGGCGCCGGCAGCGTGACGAACACCGGCAGCACCACGAGCGGCCCGCAGCCGTTCGCGCCGCTGACCGACGCCGCCGGCAACCCCATCGTCACCTAGCAATCCATCTCGCGTTGAGCCATGGCTAAAGACACCGTGGTGAAGACGGACCCGGACCCGACTGAGAATGTCCGGGCCCTGGTTGTCTCTGGCCTCCAGAGGCAAGACGATCTTCGCGGAGCCGAATCCAGGCGCGTTGACGACGCGCTGCGCTGCATCAACGAGACGTTGGTAGCGGCCGCCGCCCACTCTGACGATCTGAGGGTGGCCGAGGCCAAGCGGATCGACGCTATCCGCGCGGTCGACGTGGCCGCCGTCGCCGTCGCCAATGAGCGCGCCACGGCGCAGGCTACGGTGCTCGCCAATCAGGTTGCGATCTCCGCCGAGACGCTGCGCGCGCTCGTCGCGGCGACCGCCTCCACGACGGCCCAACAGTTCAGCACGCTCACGACGCAGATCACCGATCGCCTGGCGCTGCTGGAAAAGAGCCAGAACCGAGGCGAAGGCGCCGGCGGGGGCATGCGCGACCTCTACGGCTGGCTTGTTGGCGTGCTGATGTTCGTTGTCGCCAGCGGAAGCGTACTCTGGAACATATTCGGGGCGCATCGTTGACGCCGATCGCGTATCTGCTCATCGGCGCCGCGCTCGGCGCCGGCGCCGTCGCTGGCTGGCTCGTCGCCAAGTGGGATAACCTATCTAAGGGCCCCGAGGTCCGCGAGCGCGCCGAGCGCCGGGGTCGAAGCGTCGGCCGCTCGATCTATGATTGACGGGGATATCTGAAAGATGGATGTTCGCGCCCCATGACCGCGCTGTGCTCGATCTGGACCTGGATCACCAAGAATCCGATCGTCATCACCCAGGCGATCGCCGCCGTCTTGACGCTCTCTGCATCCTTCGGTCTTAAGCTCAGTCCGACGACGGCGGCGGAGATCACGACGCTCGGCCAGATGGTCGCCGCCTTCATCGCCCGCGCGTTCGTCACGCCGAACCCGACTGTCGGCACGCTCATTCAGACGGCGCTCAGCATGACGGCGCCAGCGAATATGCCGGTCCCGAGCGTTCAGGCCCAGGCAGCCGTAATCACGGCGGCGGCCAAGGCGCCGCTTCCAGACGGAACGCTGAGGCTGACGCCCGCGATGGTAGTACCTCCCTCGCCGCCGGCCATCGCGCCGCAAAGGACGATGGCTCCCATCGCCGACCCTGCCGCGCCAGCGACAACGACTCTCGGAGGACTGCCCGCATGACGGCTCTCGCCATGATCGCCCACCTTCTGCTCGGCCTCTTTCACGCGCTGACGCCGGCGCTCGTCTTCGCCCACATTCACGCGCTCTCGGGCGTTAGCGACCATCCCCTGATCGTGGTGATCATCGTCGTGCTGCTATTCGTGTTCCTACTGCCGCGATGGGGGTACAATCGCGGCTGGTCGACACAGGCTTATGGCGGCTACGGGCCGAGCTTCGGGCTCGGCGGCCTGCTATTGATCCTGCTTATTCTCTGGCTCCTGGGGATCATTTGACCGCCTCCAACTTCCCCGCCGAGCTGGCTGACGTCCTCGTCTTCGAAGGCGGCTTCGGCGATAACCCCGCCGATCCCGGCGGCGCAACCGACTTCGGGATCACGCTGCCGACGCTTTCGCACTGGCAGGGCTCGCCGGCGACGATCGCGCAGCTTCAAGCGCTCACCGACGCGCAGAAGCGGGCGATCTATCGCACGCTGTTCTGGAGCGTGATCAGCGGTGATTTTCTGCCGAGTGGCATCGATCTGATGGTGTTCGACATGGCCGTGAACGGCGGCCCTGGCCGCGCGGCGATGATGCTGCAAGGCTGTCTCGGCGTCGAAGTCGATGGCGATATCGGCCCGCTGACGCTCGCCGCGGTCAACGCGCTCGGCGGCAATTCCCGCGTCGCGATGATCGACAGCTACGCCGCGCGGCGCGAAGCTTTCTATCGCTTGTTGCCAACCTTCGCGACGTTCGGCCACGGCTGGCTGGCTCGCGTCAACACTGTCGCGCAGGAGGCGATCGACATCGCCAATGCGCCGCCCCCGTCGCCCGCGTTGTCGCCTCCCCTCGGCGCGGGCGATACCACCGCCAGCGGCAACACCTTCGTCAACACCGGCTCGATCACGAACGGCATCCAGACGAACGATCAGGGGAACGGCCAATGAGGCGTGTCGGTATCATCGCGGCGTTCGCGCTCGCGCTCGGCGGTTGCGCCGTGACCTCGAGCGCCGTTCAGGTCGACAGCATTAAGGCGATCGACGTCGCCAATACCGCCTACGTCGCGGTCGGCAGCGCGTATCTCGCCGTCGAGTCGACGCTGCCGCCGGCGACGAAGGCGACGATCAAGGCCGATCTGGCGAAGGTGATCAACTGCACCGGCGCGCCAGGCGCTTACGTCTGTACCGGCTATCTGCAAGCGGCGCGCAACGCGGCGAAGATCGGCGATCAGACGACGCTCGCCGCTCAACTGACCCTCGCCACCCAGGTGCTCGCCGAGATCAACGGCCTTATCCATCCGCCGCCGGTCGCCGCGAGCGACCCGATCGGCGACCTGATCCCGGTGAGCACATGATCAACTGGACTAAGATTGCCGCGACGGTGAAGACGATCGCCGGCGACATTGCGGAGGTCGCGCCGCTCGCCGCCGTCGCTGGCCCCGAAGGCGCGGCGATCGGCGCGCTGGTCGCCAAGGCGGCGCAGTACACGAGCGCCGTCGTCGACGCCGCCACTGCCGCCGGCGCGGCCGTGACGAGCACTGATCTAGCGACGATCACGGCGGCTAACGCCAGCGTCGAGGCGCAGGCCGACGCTTTGAGCGAGAAGATCGCCGAGAGCTAAAAACTAGAGTAGGTTTGGGTTCGCGGTCGCTCCCCCCGGCGACCGCGCCCCTAACTTGGCCGAATTCAACTGGCCCCCGCCCGCCCGGTCCCAAACGCCTAGCGGGCGGTTTTTTGTCCCTCCAGCCGCGCCTAGAGCCTGTTCGAATTGGACGACGCTAGATCGCTCACGCCGAGCGCTCGCCGCGTGATCGGTATCTCATCACTTTACAGCAGTTAGGGATATCGATAAGGTGGCTCCGCCACCACGGCAAACAGGACAGAGACCATGAAGACGACCCCACTTTCCGAACAGCGCCGCACCTGCCCAGAGTGCGCGAGCGAGTTTACCCCGACGAACGGCCGGCAGGAGTTTTGCACCGGCGAGCACCGCGAAGCGCACTACGCGCGGCAGGCGAACCGGGGGAAGATTCTCGTCGATCTCGCGCAAGCCTATCGGCTCGGCAAGCGACAGAGCGGCGAAGTCTCGACGTTCGCCTTTCGCGAGATGTGCTCGCTGCTCGATACCTACAACGCCGAAGATCGCGACGCCGGCCGGCTTCCAGCCGCCGTCGCCGAGCGCCGCATGAACGCCGGCTGGCGCGCTTGCGACGTCGGCCGATGAACGAGTTTCAAGCTGTCGCGATGCTTCTGGCCCAGGACGCTCGGCGCAGTCTCGCGGCTTCCCGCCTCGAATCCCTAAAGCGGCCGATAGGAGAGATACGGCTGGATATCGATTTCAACCATCGACGCGACGCCAAGCTGCCGAGCGAGGATTACGACTTCCGCGCCCACGGCCTGCACTACAGGGGGCGCGGTGCTCGTTGGGCTGTGTGGCGCGTTCGCTGGAACGGCGAGGAGTGGAGGCACGTTCGCAAGCTCGCCGGGCCGCTTCTTTACGAGACGGCTCTAGAGCGCCTGACCGAAGAATGTCGACGGTTAGGGTTGGATCGCGCTTAGACGCCTACGCGCTGGAGCCCAGGCGAGGCGCTAGGGCGGTCGCGGACACCGGGTGGGCTAGGATACCGCTCGACGCTCGCGGCCGTGTAGCGGCTTCCTAGAGGCCCGATGCAGTCTGTGAAACCGTTTTAGGCGTCGAACGCGCCGAGCAGCTTCATCGCTTCATCGTTAGGAAGAAACGCCAGAAGCTCAGCCGCCGCGCTGTTTTCCCCTCGTTGGAGCAGCGTCACGGCGCGGGAGCCAATAAGATATCGCAGCGCGTCGCGCTCGACGCTCGGCGGTATAGCGGCAAACGCCGTTCGCGCGGCTGCGATATGCGCGATCTCATCGCCTGTGCGCTCCGCGAAGTCCTGCTCCCATGCCGCTTGTAGTTTGTGATCGATATCGCGTCGGCTCACTTTAGACCCCACACATCCCCTCGCACCTCGACAGTGGCACCGTCACGTCTTCGGCCCCTCTAACCTACGCGGCCCATCGTAATCCGGCCCGGCGATCATCTCCATCGCCTGGCGCTCGAAAGCCTGCCGGCCGATGCCGGGAATGATCTCGACGAGTACGAGCTTCACGAAGTCCTCGAAATAAGTCGAGAATTCGTCCTCGCCCATTTCCTCGAAAGAGATCGACGCCGGGATCGTGACGATCCGCAGCCGCGAGGCGGCGTCGCGGATATCGGCGGCGAGCGCCGGCGAGACGCCTTCCATCACCTTCGCGGCCTGGGCGAGCCGAATGATCAGATCCTCGTGGGGGCCGCGCTTCGTTCGAACAGAGATCGTGTAGCCGAGCTTTGCCTTGATGATTTTGTGGAGCTTTTCGACTGACGGCGAGCCCTCGACGTTCTCGCGAATGATCGCGAGCATCGCCCAATACAGTCGGTGCTTCCCGACGTTCCTCGGCATCGTAACAACAGCGCGCAGGCGCGTATTCGCGGGGAAACGTCGGATCAACTCTCCGTCGAGCGGGGCCTCAGCGACAAGATGCTCACCGACGCGATGGACGTAGGTCAGAGCGCGTTCGCGCGCCATCAGCCGCTCCGAGTCTGCCGCTTATAGTCGGCGAGCGCCCGACTCAGCTTGTCAATCGCACCGCAATCCGCCGCCGCCTTGAGCGCCTTTGGACGAACCACCCAAAGCCGGCCAAACCATGAAACGGCGGCAATGCGGTCATTGACCGCGAGGAAGCTGAGTCGCGGGACGAGCCAGACGAGGGCCGATAGGAGCCTGACCTCGGCCAACCCAAAAGCGTCGCAAAGCCCCCCAGGTTTCCTGGCCATCGTCAGAACCCCGCCGGCTTGAGGCGCACGAACCTCGACATAATCCCTTCGACCTTGACCTCGATGAGCCCGCGCCTTTCGAGCACGTCTAGTGTCGGCGACGCCACGAAGGTGTGCGCCCACTCGCGACCGATCGAGCGCAGAGCGTCGGCCTGCGCGTAGCTGAGGCGCACGCTCATCGATATGGGTTCGATCGCATCGAACCGTCCTTCCTGGGCCACGAGCTACCTTGGGGAAGGCTCTCGCGGGTCTCCATGCCCTTGAGACCGCGCCGATTGAGCACGCCGGCGACGGTGTTGCGGGTAATGCTGAGCGTCTGAGCGATCTTGCCGGCGCTGTAGCCGAACCGGCGTAGCTGTTCGATCGCGGCGTTGCGCGCTTCGTTCCCTGAGAATCGCTCTAACGCCTTCCTCATTGTTGCCCGGACGTGGGGCGCGCGGGGTGCGCGGGCCATCAGGTCGCTACCGGCTCGTTGACGACTTCGCAGCCGGGGATCGTGCGGGCGCCGTTCTTGACGTCGACCTGGGCGAGCCGCAGCGCTTCGGCTTCCAGATCAGCGCGCCGCGTGGTCCACAGGTGCCGCAGGAGCGCCGTCGCGTCGGTGATCTTGACGACCCAATTATCCCGCAGGATCACGCGCCGGTGCGCCCCGCCGCCCGCCGCCGCTCGATCCTTGACGGCGGCCGCCGCGTCCTTCTCCGCAGCCTTCGCGTCGGTGAACATTTCCTCGACCCGCTCGACGGCGCCGAGGTTCGACTGGTCGACCTTCGCCTTGGCGTCGCGCGCCGCGTCGAGCCTTTCGCGCGCGTCCTGCTCCTGGGCGTCGGCGAGCGCCTGCCGCTCCGACTCCAGCCGGCGCAGCCAGGGGCCGAGCGCCGCGCGGCAGGCGCCGCGAATTTTCGTCGTCAGACCTATCTCGCTCTTGGTATCGGCGATGAGCGGCGCATACTTCGCCTGGACGGCGCGCTTGCCGGCGTCGAAGCTCTCGTTTTCCTTCTTGCGCAGCTCGTCGGCTTTTTTCTCGGCCGCTTCGGTGAGACGCAGGAGGCGAGAGACCTCATCGGCCTGGGCCTGGGACTCGATCTTGGAGCCGTCGAGCCAATTCGCCGCCTCGATACGCAGGTCGCGAATGTGCTCATCGATCGCCTCGAACGTGGTGAGCTCGTCGAGCGACGGCGGCTGGTTATCGCCGATCTGCGCCGGGCCCACGGCGACGATCGTCATTCCCTCCGTCTGTAGGGGCGGCGACGTCGCCGCGATCCGCGCCGCGTCGTCTGGCATCGCGTCCAGCTCGGCGAGTCGGGCGGCCATCGCCTCGATCTCGCCGACGCGATCGGGGGCGTCGCGCCGCAGTTTCGCGAGCGCAGCCTTCAGATGATAGTGCGGCATCCTGGCGATCTCGACGAGGCCGCTACTCGACGATCGATAGATGGTCGCGGCCATCGTCTTAGCCGCGCGCCGCGATCTGTTCGGCGATAGTCTCGACCAACGCGAGAATCCCCTTGTGCGCTCTTGTACCGGCCCCCCAGTGGGTGCGCGCATCGTCGATGTTGAAATTTCGGCAACCGGCGATGATGCGCCATTGGCCGCGGAGCTTGACGGCATACATCGCATATCCGCGAGCGTTGTTGCCGACGTCGATAAAATCTTTGAGCGCCGTGCACCCACTGGCGTCGACCGTCTTCGCCTGCGGCAGATCGAGCTTGTCGAGCGCCGTGCACCCTCTGGCGTAGACCCATTCCGCCTGCGGCAGATCGA